TTAGTTTTTGACCCTGAAACCTTCATTGACGAGCGACTAAGTGCCTAGCTGGAAACACCGCAGAAGACTTATCTATTTATCTTTTGCCCTGTCTGCATTCATGATTCTGTTTGGGGCGATTACCTATAAAGCAGATTCCTCAGTAAGCCGAGAGCTAATCATTGGCGGAGTGGCTTTGATTTCTATCATCCTCACCGCTTATACTGCTTTTGCTACTTACGAAGATGTTAAAACTAGAAAGGCACATGATGAAGATATTTAGTTTAGAGTTCTGGAGCTACGCAGGCGAGCGAGCAATCAAGACAGTTGCTCAGTCTGCAATCGCTGTTTTAGGCACAGGCTCAATCGGGCTGTTTGCTATTGACTGGGTTTCGCTTGCATCGGTTTCACTTGGCGCAGGACTTCTGTCAATCCTGACCTCAGTAGCCTTCAAGAAGGACTAACGCTCAGAGGGTAGAGTCGCTGCCCAAATCCCATACTTCTGACCCGACTCAACCGCATACCTAAAGCACTCAGCCTTGACAGGGCAGGTATCGCATAGTTTCTTGGCGATGACTATGGACAGCCTTCGGCGAGTCTCATCTCGAATGTCATCGGGAAAAAACAACTCAGGGAAATCCTCACATGGCGCACCGCCAGCGGCATGAATAGCCTTTAGCAAGCGGTAGTGCTTCTGGTCGAAATGTCCCATTGCCCTAGCCTAATTTGAAAATGTCAGACGCAGGGTAGAAACTATGACCATGTTCAAAACACACGCACCTGAGAAGTTCAACAACGCAACCCTACTGGGAGTCTTCGAGGCTGGTTCTGACGAGTGGCACAACGCTCGCAAGGACTCAATCGGAGGCTCAGAGATTTCGACAATCATCGGACTGAACCCCTTTGAGTCTGCCTATGCACTCTGGGCAAAGAAGACAGGCAAGATACCCTCACAGATTGAGGAGAACTGGGCAATCAGATTCGGCAAGGCGTTCGAGTTGCCAATCCTTCAGCTCTGGTCAGAGGAGCATCCTGAGTATGAAGTCTTCCTGACTGGCACTTACCAAGATGCCCTTATCCCATTCCGACACGCTAACCCCGATGCGTTGGCTCGTCACAAAGAAACAGGCGAGTGGATTGTGATTGAGGTGAAGACAGGCCGACAGACTTGGGAAGAGTTGCCTGCTGGTTACTATGCGCAGGTGCAATGGTATTTAGACATTCTCGGACTGAAGAAAGCCGCTTTGGTTGCAGTCGCAGGAATGACTTGGCACGACTACTGGATTGAGCGTGATGACTTTGAGATTGACATTGCTCGCCAAAAGGCGATTGACTTTCAGGCTTGTATGTTCGCAGACCAACGACCTGAGTGGGATGGCTCGGAGTCAACTTATGAGGCTGTCCGTTACCAGCACCCGCTGATTGACGAGACCGAGGTTGAGATTGACTCGCTGCACTATCTGTCAAACGCACAGGCAAAGTATGACGAGGCAGCGGAAGAATTGCGCCTAATCAAGTCGCAAGTTCTCGATGCAATGGGTCGAGCTAAACACGCCTACATGGAAGTTGACGGGCAGAAAGTTCGCATAGCATCGAGGCAGGCAAAGGGAGAAGGCCTCCCCTATCTAGTAGTCAAGAAAGGAAAGAAATAATGGCTAGGTTTGATTTGTCACAATACGCAACTGTTGAGGAAAGACTAAAAACATTTTGGGCTGATGAGAAAAACTCTGATGCTCGAATTATTACCCTGAATCACACTAAGGATTCTGCGCTGTGGATTATCGAGACGAGAATTTATCTGACGGCAGGTGACCAAGCTAACGAGTTGCCTAAGACAACAGGTTGGGCGAGTGAGGCAAACTCCGATGCGTTTGCACTTGAACGCTGTGAGACTTCTTCGATTGGGCGCGCGCTCGCTAACTACATCTACTCAGGCTCAAAGCGTCCAAGCAGGGAAGAAATGGAAAAGGTTGCAAGGATGGATTGGCTCGAAAGAGCTGGTAGTCTTGGCACAATCGAAGAACTGCGAGACCTTTATGCACAAGCTAAAGCCAACAACGCTTCTCAGGAAATCCTAGAAGGGTTGAAACTTTATGCTCAGCGATTTGAAGAGAGCCAAGCTCCAAGAGCTGGAGGAGGCGTATCTGGTGGCAAGGTTTCGCGGACAGGAAAGTGAAGCTCAGTTCTGGAACAGGGAACTCATCGAGCTTCTGTTAGGGGTGTTGAGTGATACAGGAAATCCAGAAACAACTAGCGGGACTGATAGCGGAGAACTCTAAGGGTTCGACTGCTCTGTTCGAGGCTGAGAAGGCATTAGCTGAGGCCGAATACGATTTGGATTTAGCTGAGCAGAAGGCTTACATAAAATCAGCGGGGACTGTCCGAGACCGAGAAGCCATCGCCAGACTTGAGTCGGCAGACCTGCGCCTAGCAAGGGATTTGAGAAAGGCCGAACTGAACCGAATCAAGCAAAAGGTCAGGTCAATTGAGACGGCTTCTATGGTGCTTGCGACGCAGGCAAAACTTATGGGGCAGGAAACCCGTCTGTGAAGCGTCAGGATGCGATTAGACGGGCTGTCGAGGCTCACCCCTACTGCCCACATTGCGGGGCTACAAATGGTCTCCAAACGCATCACAGGGCTAATAGAGGCATGGGTGGCTCGAAGGCTATGGATAGGTTCGACAATTTTCTTAGAATCTGCCCTGAATTGAACTTTGGCATGGAGTCTGACCCTGCGCTGGCTACGGAGGCCAGAGACATGGGCTGGAAGCTAGGCAAGTGGGATGGCTTTGACGCGCCGTATTTTGACAGAGTGGCTATGCAATGGTTCTACCTGACCGAAAATGGGCAGAAAATAGCCTGCGACCCGCCAAATTACCTAATTTAGGCCGTTACCAAACTGTTATCCGACACGCCGAAAACCCTCTTGACAAGTTGTTACTGGTTGTTATACATTGTTACCACAAGGGAAGAAAGGACCCAAAATGAATACAAAAGAACTAGAAGCAAAGGCAACAGAGCTAGTAGAGATGGCAACAAGGCTTGGCATCGAGGCTACTGCTATCAAGCACAGCGATTACTGGCTAGAGGTTGTTTATGGCCCACGCTTTAGCAGCAGCATCTTTCACACCGAGACTGGCAAGGTGTCGGTTAGAACAACTGAGGTTCGTTGGAGCAGAAAAGAGTCAATCTCTCTAAAGAACCTTGAGCAATACCTCAGCGAACGAGTAAGCAAGTAAGGGGAAAGAAAATGAAGAAGCTACAAGAGATGACAACAGAAGAACTACAGGCAGTTTGGACAACCGCTTATGAGGCATTTCAGGTTAGTGCTACTGATGCAGTCAAGGCGACACTAGACGAAATCTGGGCAGAGTTTGTTGCCCGTAAGGCAAGCTAATGAATCTAGTTACAATCAAGCAAGCTGCAGAATCATTGTCAGTCCATCCGAATACAATTCGCAACTGGATGAAGGCAGGGAAAATAAAGGCCATAAAGTTTGGTCCTAACACAATCAGGATTTCACTTGATGAATTGAAGGGGCAAGAATGGACATCGAGGAATTAGCTCGCAAGATGCGAGAGCGAGCCTTGAACATCGAGGCAAGGCAAGAAAAGAAAGACCTGTCAGAACGCAAGCGTACTCAAGACCAACTAGACGCAATGAAGAAGCTCTACTTTCATGCAGGTCGTTGGGCAGGCGGAGCAAGAGACAGAACCGCTAAGGCAGCATTTCAAAAAGTTAGTTTGGTGTCATGATGCTAACTGCAAAAGTGATAGTCGGTGACAATCGTCAGACGCTAAAACAACTTCCAGACAAGTCAGTTCAAACTGTAGTCACCTCACCGCCGTATTGGGGACTTCGAGATTACGGAACTGGCGATTGGGTCGGCGGAGATGCTGACTGCTCTCATAAGCGAGAGAGCAAGAAATCAGAGAAGACAATAACTGGTCATAAGAACTTTACAGAAATGCTTGGAGTTGGTGACGCAATCTATAAAGACATCTGCCCAAGATGCGGAGCAAAGCGTGAGGACTTGCAGATTGGTTTGGAGCTAACACCCGCTGAGTTCGTTGAGCAACTTTGTTTAGTGTTTGATGAGATTTGGAGAGTGCTAAAGGATGACGGCACACTATGGGTCAATTTAGGTGACACTTACTCTTCAATGAGGGACAGCAAGTCAGTTCCAGACAGCTTGCGGAATGGTGATGGGACAAGAGTTGCATCAGCTGCCAATAGAAATCCTGAAAATCTCAGAAAAGCTGGATTGAAGCACAAAGATTTAGTTGGCATTCCTTGGAGGTTTGCTTTTGCAATGCAAGACAGAGGTTGGTATCTAAGGCAGGACATTATTTGGCATAAGCCAAACCCCATGCCTGAATCTGTGACTGACCGATGCACAAAGTCGCATGAATACATTTTCTTGCTTACTAAGAATGCAAAGTATTTCTTTGACAATCAAGCTATAAAAGAGCAAGCAACAACCGAGCCAAAGGCTAGAGACAAGAATGCCGAGGGATATCAAGCTGACTATGCAGGCGGAGAGAGATTCTCAGCAGGTGAAAGGGTCTATGGTGCTGATGGGATGAGAAATAAAAGAGATGTTTGGTCAGTCCCAGTCAAAGCATACAAAGATGCGCACTTTGCAACCTATCCTCCAGAGCTTATTTTGCCTTGCATCCTTGCAGGGTCAAAAGAAGGTGACACAGTTCTTGACCCCTTTAGCGGTTCGGGAACTACAGGAGAAGTGGCATTGCAAAACAATCGCAACTACATAGGCTTTGAGCTAAATCCTGACTACGCAAAGCTCTCTGAAAAGAGGCTAACTGACGCTATCGGAATGATGGCAGAGGTCACAATAGAGTAAAATAAAAGAGGGCCAGACCGAAATCTGACCCTCACCGAAAATCGGACTTTCGGCAGCACCTAGTCTAGGCGATTGCCGAGGATTAGGAGCAACATGAACACAGGTATTCAAAGACTCTACAAACATGAATCAGTAGAGTTCACAGCAGTCCCAAACTGGGTCGTTCGAGACCCTAACTATTCCCCAAACGCATTTCGCTTGTTGGCGTATCTTTTGAGTCACGCACAGGGCTATGAATTGACCTATGCACAGATTGAGCGTCAAACAACCCTTGGCAGGTATGCAATAAACGAGGCCGCAAAGTTTCTGCAAGGTCAGGGCTGGCTCATCCTTAAGCGAGAAAAGGGCAATGATGGTCGCTGGTTGGCTAAAACTTGGATTATCAAAGACCCTGCTTCCACCGCTGATGATTCCACTATGGACCGATTCCACTATGGAACAGACAGCGGTCATATAGAAGAACAATTACTAGAGAAGAAAACTGATAAGAGAAAAACACAAAGAGATAGCGTTGAAGAATTATTCAATGAGTTCTATAACAACTATCCACGCAAGATGAAGCGAGGGGACGCTTTTAGGGCGTTCAAGTCTGCTATGAATAGAGCATCGTTTGAGGAAATCTTGGCGGGAGCCATTAGATTCGCCAATGACCCGAACCTATACGAAAACAGATTCATCCCCTATCCAGCTACATGGCTGAGAGCTGATGGCTGGCTTGATGGACCTTTGCCGAGCGTCAACAAAGGAAAGAAAAAACAAACCGACTGGGATGCCCTGATGAAGTATGCGGAGGAATCAGATGCTCAAGACTGAGTGCGCTGCTTTACTCAGAGAAGTAGCAGCTATTGACAACCGCAAGATGGGTCAGGATGTTCTTGACGCTTGGTTTGCAGTCATCGGGTTTCTTCCTTATGGGATTGCCCTAAAAGCACTTCACGCTGCTCGCAAAGACGAGAGGGTGACTTGGCTTGAACCGAAGCACATAGTCGCATTCTCAAAAGAAGACCGACTTGCAAGGCAGGATGATGACTACCTAAAAGAAATGTCTGAAGCTGTTTTTGAACCTGTCCCCTACTGTCCGCATGGAATGGTAATTGCTCTTTGCTTACCCTGCTGCCGAGCAAAGGCAGAAGAACTTGGCTAAGCTAACCCCATGCAGAAACTTTGTCCTCGCTGTGGTCTAGTGTGGGAAATACTCTTGACCCGCAAGAACCCCGACACTTGTCAATCTTGCAGGGCAAGGAAACAAACAAAGATAGGTGACTGTCTGATTTGGCAAGGAAACTATGCCGAAGATATGGTCACTCCAATAAGAGAAGACGGCAGTCTCGTTATGAAAGGCGAGAGAACCTGCGGTCACCAAGATTGCGTCAATGAGGCGCATAGAAAGGCAACACAATGAGAGTAAAAGCAACAGTTCAAGTAGCTCGTATTATTGAAAACTATGGTTTTAAGGGGGTCGAGAAATACAAAGACAAGAAGGGCGAGGAGCGCACCCAATGGGTGACA